CTGGGTGATACACAGACTGATTAGCACCCTCTAACGGTGGTTTAACCGAGTATCAGTCGGTCAATTGTTATAGACTCATCTTGTCTGGGAATACTTGGGGAAGTCGCCGAGACACTAGGGCTCAGTCGTTTGACTGGGCCTTAGTTCTTCCCAAGTGTCGGTTATCGTATCACTAAACTCTGATACATCGATGATTAGCGACACGGTTTTTATATTCATAAACATCTCGCCAATGGCATAACGGTTATTAACGCTAATGACTGGAGCCTCGAGAGCTGCATCTCCATTCAAGATCATGGCATAAGTTCGCTCTTTGTTTAATACTGCAAACCACACCACATCTTTACCGCCTAGCCATTTACGCTTACGAGCTGAGATATGCACTGTTGGATATGGCCATTGCTTTCCGGTCCATGTGTCACAGACTTCAACCTCGATAAAGCCGACCTGACTGACAATATCCGGACCGTATGTATCAGGGTTAATAAAACTACGGCCAATATGCTTATTAGCCCACGCCAGCATCACAAACTTGGCTGAGTCGTGCTTGTCATACAACTCTTGGCTAAAAGGTTTATTTTCCACTTTGAGCCCTTTCACAAGTCAAGCAGCTGCCATCACTAAACAGCCAGCCACCACATCCAGAGCAACGCCTAATTAGATCTTGGATGTGCTGGATGATTACATCGAGTGCCTTTGGTGTTATTTGCCTCGATTGCCTTAGACTGTCCTGTAACTGCATGAGTGCAGCGGTGTATCCTGCCTCAAAATCGCCTGTAACGGACTGTGTGAGCCGTTTAGCCTCAGCCAGTGGCATTACCACAACATCTGGGTCACCAGCCTTTGGAGCCTTACTCGGCATCTTTAACCGCCTTAAGCACTCTTGTCGAGCCCTCCTCGAGCACTAGCCACAAGCTCTTGTAAAGACATGCCGGGCAGAATTGTGCTCCAGAATAGACTCCATCTGGGCAAGGCTCGGTTCTATCCCAAGCCTTGTATAGGGCTTCTTTTAATGTGGTCATTAGTCTTTACTCCCTTGGTCTATGTTCTTTTTGGTGTTTGGCACTGGCACATAGCCAGCGATTTTAAGTTCATCGATAATCTGGCTAGCCTCAAGGCTACTAATCTTGGCCTCTGGGTGTTTCCCGTTACGCTCTTTCCAAGCAGTTACCCACTCCGTCATATCGTGGAAAGAGTAATTAAACATGGACTTGATTAAGCCATACTGCTTCTCGGTCATTTGGCCTTTAGGTATTTTAACTTCTCGAGTGTCTGGCAGTGGCCGAGTCTCTGGCACTTGTTGCTGTTCTCCCCATGGATCCTCAGACTGCCTACTCTGAGCGGCTTCGACCTCTTGGCGAGTAGCCACAGATTTGCCTAGTCCAATACCTAGGGCTGCTATCGCTCGGCCCCATGCTGAAGTTTCGAGGTTCATTAACTCTGAGCCTCGAGTGAAAGTAGTTTTGCCTAGGGCTAACTCTGCAGCTGTGCCTACTCCCGGTCTAACATCGTCTGGTGTCCGATAGGCAGTGGCTATGCCCCATATCATTTCGGGATTGCTCTCTAGTGTGCCCATAAACTCAAACTGGATTGAGCCGTCTGGGTACTTTTCATAAAAGAGCTTTAATCGCTCTTTGACATCAACATAATCGCCTATGTTAAATCCGCTCATGTGCCGTAAACCTCTCCAGCTAATTCTGTAAGATCCTCAAGCACTGCATCAATTAACATAATGCCATCCAAATCTAGGCCTGTTAATTTCATCATTTGTAGGATTGGCTGATTCTCAAATAATTTGGCTATAAAATCACGCCGTTTATTTTTGTCTAAACCGACATATTTTTCGTAATTAGTCATTTTCGCTGTTCCTTATCTCTGGTCTAGTCCTCGATACCCAGATTTCGCCGGGCTTGTTCATCCCATGGCGTGTCTGGTGTATGACGGATATTTACTGGTCTTGGCTTACCGACAATATACAAAGCCCGATACGAGACGATTAGGCCAAGTAGAAATACAACTCCGATAAAGAGCTGCTTAGTGGTGGCTCCCTCACTTACTGAGAGCACAATTCCAACAGTCACTGCTGTTGCTAGGTGGGCAAGGCGAAAAAGCCTAGCTATCTTTTTTGTCATTTTGCTGTTCCTTTTTGGTTGGGTCATCGATTAAATATCTGACAGTGCCACCAGTCCTGTAGGCCTGAATCTTGCCAGCCTTTTCCCAGTTAATGATGGTTTGTCTAGATACTTGCCATAAAGCGGCTGCTTGGTCCGCTGTCAGTAATCGCTGCATGAAGTCACCTTAGCACTATTTTGGTACAGTTTTACAAAATTATTTAGTTTTAGGCGTGTCGGCCAAGTCAGGATTGAGAAATCCCATAAGGCCAGCAACCACAGCACCCATAATTGAGCGGTACTCGAGACTAAAATCTGTCGCTTGCCATGAGGCTAAAAAGGCAATTAAGCCAAAACTAACCTGCTTTGGCAGCTGAATAATTTTATCTTTACTCACTTGAGACACTTCCTCGGATCTACAGCATCAATGGCATAACGGTACGGATGGGAGCGAGCTTCTAGGTGTAGGTGTGGACCTTTGGCATTACCAGTGGCTCCGCTGTGGCCAATGACCATGCCTTGCTTAATATGAGTTCCTGCTGGGATTGGCACCTTGGAATCGAGGTGAGCGTAAAGATATCTAAACTCGTAGTGCTGAATAATCACATGGAGTCCATATGCCGGGCCCCAGTTAGCAGCGACTACCACGCCATCAGCGACTGCATGGACCTCTGTACCACGCTTAGAGCCATAATCCACGCCTGTATGGAATCCTGCAACCCATGAGGGCCCTTTGACTCCAAACTCACATGTAACCTTATCCGCCACTGGGGCCTTAAACTTGGCCTTGCTTGCTGGTTTTTTGGCTGGTGCCTTTTTTGGTTCAGTCATGTTATGCCGCCTGATAATAGATCGAGAATCCGAAAACATCACTAGCACCCACAGCCACTGGATTACTTGCTGTGCCCAGTACGGCACTTGCCTTGGTTGGACCTGTGCTCGAGGTGGCTTTATTAAAGTAAAACTCTATTTTGGTGCTAGAAATCTTGAGCACACAAGGGTAAAGGTCAGTTAGGGAGTCATCGTAATACCAGCCTGTGCCTATCCACTCAGTAGTATTTGAGTTGGCATTGACCGGCAGAGCGACGGCAAAAGCATTAGCACCAGCTGTAGGACCTGTGCCTAGGGTAATCGTGCCATCGACAAAAACAGTATTGCCAATTTGCACATATCGACCAGTGCTAGTTGAGCTTGTGCCCAGAGTCCAGCCAGAGCCTGTGCCTGTTATCGATGGAGTAAAACTTGTGTAGGCAACCTTGCCTAGTGAGGTGTCTATGGCACTGCCAAGGGTTCTAATGGCACTTGCACCATTACGGACTAGATCAGTGTCTGCTGGGATTGTCCAGCCGTTGTTGGTTGTTGTTGGCATTTTTTTATCCTATGTCATTCCATGTAGTAGTTGCTAGAGCGTAAGTGTTCCAAGTGTCCGTGGCGTTTAATTGGTTCCAGAGCGTGTAGGCATATTGTTGCTCTTTACTGCTCAAAGTCATTTGGAGGATATCTTGGCCTCGAGCGGCAGTCCATGTGTAGCCCTCAACATAGCCATAAAAGGATTGAAGTTCAGCTGTCGGCAGATTCTCAATACCTATGAAAGTTCCAACCTCGACCTGAGCAAGTTGGCCTCTGAGTGAATCGCTGACTAATGCCAGATTGACCGTCAAACTGCTTAGGTTGGCACTTGGATCCTTACGAGTTGCCAAGAATATTTGGGCTTGGCTGTTTGCATCGCTGAGATTGTGCAGAGTAGTGGATCTTGTACCTGCCTTGAGGCCGTAAAGGTTCTTGCTGTCGGTATCTGAGTATGTAGTGCTGTTACCATGTGCATAAGCCACGGTGACCGAGTTGCATACTGTAGTAGTGCCGAGGCTAACTCTAAAATCACCAGCTAAAACATCAGCAGTGGTAAGCATAATTGGGGTAGCACTATTACGAGTGTTATAACTTACATACTTCAGCCTATTGGCATTATGTTGCCAGAAAAAGGTTCCCATCGCCGACTGTGCAGCCTCTTGGCAAAGGCTTAAGGCGTCAGTTTTACCGCTGTTATATACCGCTATTTCATAGGCTCCCGGGCTCTCGATACCTGTTACATCGATGCTTGGGTAAGCCTCTTGCAATATGGCTTTAATACGGTTGCCCTCATAATCTTTGGCATATCCAGAGCCACCTATAATCCAATTATTTAGATTAGCTAAGCCATCTATGGCAGTTATCGAATACTCATAAAGGCCCTGACCGTTTTGCCAATTTAGGGTTACATCTACATCTGAGACAGTGCCTAAGAATACAAGCCTTTTATTGACTCCAGTTACAGTCGGATCATAGACGGAGTATTGCACCTGGTCATTAATATTAACTGGGTAAATCGATTCTCCCGGACCTACTATAAAAGTGCACCTAAATACAGCTGCTTGAGGTTGATTGGTTATCGATGTTCTACCAAAGGTGCAATTAATCGACTGGATAAGAGTTTTCGTGTCGATATCTGTATTAGCACCGATACTTAGATAAGTCATTAGATTAGTGAGCCCTGCACTTGGACTGCTTGAGTTCTAACGCTTGAGGACTGTAAAACTGTCTCGATACTACGGCGAGCAGACTCAGCATCGACTATGCCATTGAGGTTAATAATGGTGGTGGTGTTGCCTCTACGGCTACTCATAAAGTTTTTACGGTTACTTGTTCCAGTGGTGGTGCCGGTACTGCTATCCTCTGTTGTATTTCCATAAATATCCATGCCCGGTGGCAACGACCAGCGAGGCTGCACATTTGGATCTGCAACACCTATGCCAGCTCGAGCTCCAGCACCGACTCCATGCTTTTGCTGTTGTTCACCTGATGTTACAGCACCTTTCACGACACCTTTAGGTATTTGAGGTTGATTCTTATTCTGGCTATACATACCAATAAGAGCTGGCAAGCCAAAAGCAACCGCTATGGCGGTAATCGCTGGTAGAGCTGCTAATAAACTGGCTCCACCAGTTGCAGCGGCCTCAGCTGCCGCTGTAGTGGCGGCTACTGCCGTAGTCCTTACAAAGGCTGATCTAAGCACTGATAGAGCTGTAACCATAGCCGATACTGCTGCACCTGCTTTTGCCCCAATAAATATCGAACCAATAATTACGGCAATATCTTTTAGTTTTTGTTTGTTATTTTCGAGGTATGTAAAAAATCCACTGACCTTTTGTCCAAGTTCATAGATTGAGGTTTGATTATCCTCAATAGCACCTTTTAAGCCACCGGCATTGTTTTGCCCAAGTAATCCATCTATAAAGTGTTGCACTCCAGTTGCCGCTAGAGGCATCCATTTTTCAGCAAAAGGCTGTATAGCAGTAATAATGGCTGTGCCTATGGTTTCTTTGGCCTCACCCATAGTCTCGTTAAAGATTGCTAGCTTGCCACTAAAGGTCTCTGCACCTGCTTTGGCCGCTCCCTTAAACTTGTCTTTGGTGATATCAAGAGCCGCCTGTAAATCTTTGTTTTTGATAATCGTGTCACTTAATGGAATACCAAGTTTCTTTAGGCCAGCCAAGTTCCCCTGCTGGGCTCGAGTAAGAGCTCCAGTAACGGTTTCCAAATCTTTACCAGTGCCAGCACTAATATCGAGTGCCAGATTGAGTAAATCTTGGCTCTTGGTCACATCGCCTGTGACTCGTACTAACTTGGCTAGGCTTGGCCTCAATTTGCTATCGCTTACACCATAGGCCAACTGGGTTTTGGTTATATATTTTTCGACCTCAGCCACTTGACCTTTAGTGGCTTTAGTTGTGTTTTGCAGTGCTAGGGCTAACTGTTTTTGAGACTTTTGGTCTGCTGCAGCTGCTTTGACGGCTGATACGCCAAAAGCCACTCCAAAGGCAATAGCCGCTCCTGCAGCATATTTCATATTTTTGACGATGTTATTACTAAAAGATTCTGTCTGGCCTGATGCTTTTTTAATGCCATGGGCGAAGTCAGTCGTATCAGCTAATAGGTTAAGTTTTAATGTACGGATATTAGCCATGATCTGGGCCCCACTCTTTGGTCATAAGTTTATAAACAGTCTCTAAATAGGTCTTACGGATATTCTCCTGGTTAGCCCTAAGTGTTGGAAAAATAAAATAACCTTTCGAGCCTCGACCTTGGCGGCCTGAATATTGAGCAAACTTTTTACCACCTTGTGGGAAAGTTCCCGGGCCACCTTGCTTAACACCAAACTCAGCACCGAATAGCAAATCACTCATAATTGGTTTAGGACTGCCAGCAGTGGCTTTACGCTTAACCCCAGCTTTACGAGCCCCACCTACTGTGATGCTTGGGTAACGGTCTTTATTAGCTTTAAGACTATTGGCTAAAAGCATGGCTTGCTGGCGATTAGGGGCAAAATGAGCCTTTTGCTTCATCTGCTCGACTAATTTACCCACCATCTTTTGATTCATCCGCCGGAGGGCATCCTGAGCATCTTTGGGCATGACCTTAAAGGCTTTCATAAGCATTTGCTGGTCCGACTTATCCATCTTGATATCAATCTTGATACGAGTATTATCGGTCATCGCTTAACACCTCCCAAGCAGTCTGGATATCAGTCAGTGACCACTGCTTCAAGTCACCTAACGGAATACCAGTCAGTACGGACAGTTGAACTAAATCTCGCTTAAGACTGCCTACTCTGTGTCTTTTGGGCCATCCTCGACCACCTCAAAAGTCTCTAGATCCTTAATCCAGTCCTTGTATAGTGTCTCAGACTCGCTAGCCAGCCAGATTGCATAGGTAATAACCTTTGTGCTGCCATCGGCCATCTTGTCCTGTGCTTGGCTTATGGTGAGGCCCAATTCATCCTCGAGCCTCACCCATACCCACGCTTGGTCTAGTTCTGCTGTGTATTCAGTTTTCTTATTTATGTATTTAATTTTCACTGTTCCTGCTTTCGCTTATTAAGTAAGGGTTACTGAGCCCTGATCTACTACAAAGGATACTGAAGTAGTAAGAGCATCGGTAGCATTTCCACCAGCTGTAGGTGCACTTGGGTACAAGTTGCCACTGAATACCTTGCCATTAGCGGTGAAGCTGAAAGCAATAGCGGTATCTGGAGCGGTCTTTGCAAGGCCCCAAAGTGTCTCACAGACTGATGCTGGGCTGGTTGAGCCCCAGTCTTGATACAGTTCGACCTGTAGTGTGGCGGTCCGGTCAATCGTCTTGTATTTACGGCCAGCGATGGTCTCCAGCGTTAGCTGGTTAATATCGATGGTTAGGGTTACTCCGCTAGCCACATTGGTATAAGTGACTGGTGAGGCCCCAGTAGTGATGGTTAGTGACAAGTCACGACCAGTTACATATTGCAGTGCCATTAGAGCACCCTCCTAGTTGATTGTGATATCAATTTCGATATCGGTTGTTAGGTATTCGGTGGAGCCAATTTCGTTGATAGTCGGCTGGGTAAAGTCACCAACAGTCACATAATTTGGCAAGTGTTCGATAACCGTCTCGATCATGTTCTCGAGGTTGATTAGAGCTGCTTGGTTATCATTAGCAACCACTAAAAGGGTCAGAGTGTATCTGGCCGCTTGCCTCGTTGGAGTCTGCCAAAGAATATAAGGCGAGCCCGGAACCAGCACGATACAAGGAGCAAACATCTGTTCATTTGGGAAACTATAAACAGAATAGCCAGCATCCTTGAGTGCATCGGCTAGATCTTGGCGAGTTGAGGTGATACTCATCCGACCATCGAGCCCATATCCATATATGGAGCCAATAGGCCTCGTACTCGGCTCAAAAGTGCCTGACCTAATCTATGTGGACCCGGTGTAAAGTCCACGCTTTGGATTGTGCCACCTGGTGCAGTCCGTTGCTGGAATATCTCTACAGCCACAGCCAAAGTCGCCTCTCTCACGCTTGCTAGGCTGTCGTAAATTAGGGCTTGAGAGGCCAGAATCGTACTGCCATATGGCTTGTATTTTCTTTCGGTTACATCTGCATTTGTTTTAGCGACCTTAAACCACTTTGAGCCAGTGTCCGTAACTGTATAAGTGCCGTTAAAAGTTGCATCACAGCCACTGACAGTCACAGAGGCCCCGATATAGAGCGTGTGACTGTCAGCGGTGTAATAGGTTGCCACATTATTGGAGATTAAAGCTGAGGCTATGGAGCATCGATTGTAATCGAGTAGGCCGTCTATCAGGGATTCGGCAGCATCGGCAACCTGTTGCAAAGTTGTATCGGGATAGAGAGTACCGACCCCAAGTACGGTACGAAACTCATCAATATCAATTTTGCTCATTAGGTCCTCCTGTGGCGAGAGGAGGCTCCGGAACAGCGAGTTAAGAGCCTCCCCTCAGTCTGATTAAGTCAAGTTAAAGCGGCGGATGCCTTCTGCTTGCTTGACTAATGCACAGCCGTAGCCATAGACACCGACTCGTACCTGACCAGTCTCGATGAGCTGGACCTGTAGGCGAGTGGTAGGTGCTTCGTACCAAGTGACGGCTTCTGGAGCGATGATGAACGCCGAGTCATCAATCTTGGTTGCAGCTGCTACATAAGGATCAACATACACATTGAGGCCCATGATGTTGCCATCGATGCTCTGACCTGAAACAACGCCCGGGTTATTCTGTGCATTTGATGCAGTGAATAATGGGCGGCCTGTGCTATCGGTTGCACCAAGTAGAGTGCCCCACCAGTCGGTGTTGATAACCACATTACGAGCCTTTTTCTTTGAGCCAGCAAAGCAAGCGGCTGATTCGGTGCCAGCGTAGCTGATGAAACCTGCTGCAGTTGCTGCAGTGGTTGCACCCTGAGTACCACCTGATGCCAATACTGACAAGACTGCCTCATCGGTTGCTTTAGCATAAGCATTTTGCATCTGGACTAGCAGTTCAGCATAAAACTCTGGGCTTGAGCGGTCAATGAGTTCCCAGCTGACATCGTTTGAGCCAGCGTACTTAACTACAGTTCCGGTCAAGTAGGTGCTGGTCATGCCTGTTTCGCTAGGTGCTACACCCTCGGCAGTTGCTGCAACAGTTGGTGCAGTTCCAAGCTTAGGTACGGTAAAGGTCATGCCACTCGATACAAGTGCCTGACGGCTTACTGCATCGACTGCTGGGCGATCAGCGATGGTGCTTGTCACAAACTCTTGCAAGTGCTGTGGCAAGGTTAGGCCAGTGTTGGTTGAGGTGCTGTCATCAGCAGCTCGTACATACTGGCGAGCATCATCATCACCTGTAAGGGCTTTGATTGAGTTTTCCACATAACCTGCTGCAGTGATGTTTAGGCGTGGAGCGGTGGTGATAGGGCTTGCTGCCATAACTACGGCGGCGGCAGCCTCTACCTCGGCCACTGGGGCCTCGATTGGTTGTTCTGACACTGTTTCCTCCTGTGGTTCGGTGTCTTGTGCTGCCTCCGCCTCGGATGCAGCTACATCTGTTACTAAAGCATCAGCAAACGCTGGTGCATGGACAAGTGATACCTCAACAATTCGAGCGGCTTGGACTTTCATGATGCCGTTATCGATTGTGTATTTATCAATCTGGGCTCCCACTGAGAGTCCATCCCTCAAGCCATCTGCAGCCTCGACTAAAGCATCGTTGCCAGCAGTGGTCTGGGAAACTTTAAAAGTGCCTAGGATTCCCCCAGGCGTGATCTGAAATTCGATAGCCTTGCCAATTGGTCGCTGGACATCGTGCTGCAGTAAAAACTTGACTCCGCTTGGGTCTGGATTAGGTATAGATCCAAGCTCGAACACTACCGGGCCAGCAGAGGTATTACCCTCTTTGCCAAAGGGCACTACTACGCCTGAAATCTGGCGAGTGACCTCATTGGCTCCCATAATGTGAGCTGCAAAAGTTAGGTTGATTGGCTTAGACATCGACTGGTGCTCCTCCTCTAGGTGCTAGGTCCTCCATCGCTCTAGCCTCATCAATGTTGATGATGCCAGCGTCTAACATTTTTACGATTACATCGACTCGTTCTGTTGGATTGCCTCGGAGGAAGTCATCCATACAAAACTCGACATACTGTCCTCGAGGCGTAATATCATCCATGCTTAGGCGAGACTCTACAGAGTCGATATATGGCCTCAAACTGAAGTCGAGTAGTGATCTACGCTCTGCCGACACATTTGAGTAGGTGCTCGAGGCAGACTCAGCATTGATATACCACGCTGGGATATTCATTACTCGGGCAATTTCGCTAGCGGTGTATGCCCGAGCCTCGGTCAGCTGCATCTGAGCAGAATCTAGGCCGACAACCTCAAGATTGATTGGGCCCTCTACATAAGCGGTTGAGCGGTTACGGCGAGCAGTCTTAAAGGCAGTTAGCAAAGCCTCTTTTTGGTCTGCTGGTAAGTTCATGCCCTCATTCCGTAGCACCATCGCTGGCACTGGCTCCTGAGCCATCCTGAGTGCTGCAGACTCAAGTTCGATAGCAGCTGAGACAGTCCGAGAGGCCCTAACTAACACTCCCTCATCTGGGCCCCAAAATACGATTAGAGAGCCAACACCTTTCATAGGTACGGTTTGACCATCGACTGTGTAAGCAAGGATAGTTTGCCCTGTTGAGTCAGTTCGAGCATTTACTCGTAATGGATCTATACGGCGAGCTTGTGTAACTCGGCCATCCTCCATTGAGGTTGCCAAAATCTGCCAGTAAGCCCTGCCATAAAATAGCAAGTCATCTATGGTCCAAACCATCGTGGTACTACGAGCGAGCCCGGGGTCTGGCTGTTTGATTACTGGTCTGCTGGGTATTTCAGCCTCGGTGGACTCCTGATAAGTTTCCATCTCAAGACTGGCGATAGTTCCAGCGATGATGTTACGAGCTCGAGCGACTGCTGGCACAGTCATAGCTGCTCGGCGTGATACTGGAGCAATAGCACCTAGATCGGGGGAGTAACCTAGGTTCATCGGATTGACCGGATACATCTCAGCCACGGCGGCGGTCACATCAATTTCAGGCATAGTAAAAACAGAGTTCTGCAAGCGAAAAGCCGAAAGTAAGCCCACGGGCTAATACTATCGAACAAGTGTTCTAATACCAAATAATTTTACTTATTTTGTAAGGGTTTGGGCGTTTTATTAGGTCCAGTTACCAAACAGAGGAGCACTACCTGTGCCGAGTTTGGCAATGTTGATATAAGTACCTGAAGCAACATCAGGACCAACAGTAGAGCCAGCAACATTTTGAGCCACGCCGATATTAATTCGCCCAGCTGTAGTGGCATTAGTCGTAATGAATCCTCTGAAGTAAAGATAATAAGTAGTCGCTGCAGTGCTACCTGTACCGTTAGAGGCAAAAGTCGTATTAGTTGCCGCTCCTGTGATTACACCTATAGCTGAGGAACCAATTTGGACATGAGCTCGAATAACTGCAGATTGCTCTAATAATGTGCTGGTGCTACCTGTTGCCACATAAATTAAACTCATATTTGGCAGTGCATTGGTAGCCGTGGCGGACTTTGCTAGGTGAATAAAACCGTCAAATCGGTAAGTAGTATTTGCATCGACATTAAAATAATCAATGGTGCCAGCATTATCTCGAAAGATTGCCTCTGGTGTTGTGTTATTAACTGCCTTGGTAAAAGTGGTTAAAACTACCGCCTGACCAACAATAGTAGAGCCATAAGTAGATCCAGTGCCACCTCGAGCAATTGCCAGAGTACCGCTATTTATGTTGCTGGCGTTAGTGGTGTCTGTAGTAGCTGATGCTGCTAGGCCTGAAACTTGGCTCGAGGTTATCGACAAAAGCGACTGATTAATCCCAATTTGAGCACTGGTCGATGTGCCAGTATTGGTGATTGGTGAGGTTACTCCAATAACTCCACTAGGGCCTTGTGCACCAGTTGCTCCGGTATCGCCTTTAGGTCCTGTCGCTCCGGTATCGCCTTTATCGCCTTTGGCTCCAGTTGCACCTGTAGCACCAGTGGCTCCTGTATCGCCTTTTGGGCCCTGAATACCAGCAACCGACTCTGAAATTACTGTCGGAGTCTCAGTAATGGCAATAGTCGTTACATCATCGACAGTGGTTACAGTAGTGACTTGCTCATTAACAGTTACTACTGTGCTCATGCAGTCACCTGTCCATCGACTGTAAAGCGGCCCTGCAATAGTCGGACCACATACGAGCCAGAGGTAAGTTCTAGATCATAAACATAATTACCAGCAGCAATAGCACCAGTTTGGGTAGCGGTTGCCTGAATAATGACCTTGCCGTCATTAGTAAGCGGAGTAATGCCTGAGCCACTGGTTAATGTTAATACAGCTGAGTCAGCGGTATTTACATACTGCCTAACCTGCAATTTGGCGGTGTAGCCAGTCCAATTAACTGCAGAGCCGTTGCTAGTTACCGTAAAAGTCTTATCGAGAGTTGCACCTTGATAGCAAGTGAAATTGTATGTGCCGGGATTAATACTCATAGTTAGACTCTATACCACAGATACCCCGACTTTTGCTTTAGGCGTGGCGGCGAGTCCTACAGCCATAACCATAGCGACGGCTGCTCCGATATCCTGCACAGCTGCTTTACGAGCAATACGCCATCCGCCATCGCTCGAGGGTCTACGAGCACAAGCAATTAAGTGCTGGTGCATTGTCTCTTGGTTTGGGTGTATCAAGTCTCCCGAGTTCATCATCGAAAGCGTTACATCACAGTATGTGGAAAACATTGTGGATGCCCAAGCAGTTGGAGCCACTGGCACTCCCACCTTACTTAGGTGTGGGGCAATATGGCCAGCGGTCTTGGGGTCAAATCCGAGCGAGCGGACTTGATAGGTCCTAGCCAAATGAGCAATTTCGGCTGCTAGTTCCCGATCATTGATTCCGCCGTCTTTATGCCATCTGGTTAGGAATACGGCCAGTTTTTCCTCAACCATCTGAACAGTAACGAGATAAGCCTCCGAGCGATTGAAGTTAAGGTCCAATCCCATGTAGGTTTCATGCCCTAATTCTAAGCCGATATTTTCATCGATACCTCGGTTCCAGTTATCGAGGTTCCAAGGCGAGTCGATTGATTCTACCCACTGACAAAGCATCTCGGTTTTAACTGCATCTGGTGTATCTCGAGCAGCTGCATCTTGTAAGGATTCCAAGGATATCGTGTACCCCATGGCTGGGTTTGCATCTTTCCAAGCATCAACATCAAAGACATCGGCTCCGGGTTTAGCACTCCATTCATACCAGCCAAGCCTTGGTGACTCCATAAGCAGTGCTCGGGCCCTGAGTTCATTAAGTACCGTCGAGGTGCCATCACCAGCATTTGAGGTGATCCAAGTCTGACCGCTGGTCGCTCGAGTTAGTGGAGTTGCTGCAGTCCAAGCATCCTGCTTAATCTCTCGAAGTTCATCGACATAAAGCAGGTCAGCGGTTGCCCCTCGAGGGCCCTCGGAGGTTGCAGCTCTAATGCCATACTTACGGATACGCTTACAAGGTCCGCCACAGTCTTTGGGCCAGTGGTGGCAGTAAATCTCCATATCCTCCTGGCCATTGGTTCTCGAAACTCGCTTGATTCGTTTTCTCATCCACGATAAAGACTCGGCCATATCCACCACTTGTTTAAAAGTGTCCAGTGCCAGTTGGCGATTCTGAGCCATGCCGATTATCGAGCCCTCTCCAAACACATAAAGCCCGGCGAGGATTCTCATCCTCATCATGTGAGTCTTGCCATTTTGGCGAGCCACCAAGACTCCAGCTGTGGAGCGTACGAACTTTCCCGATTCATCAACGGTTAAAGCATCATCCATTACATACTGCTGCCACGGTAGCAACGGTACGCCTAAATCATTTGCTAGGTTTCCGACTATTGGTCCGAGGCTTTGCCCCTTGAGTTTTGGGCTTGTTATTCGAGGGCTTGACGAGCCGTAAATAACTGTCGGCGTATTTGGTTCCATGATCTATCTCCTCTGCACTCGCTTTGCTTTGATCTCTGGATAGTGGTGTAAGTTTAAGCTCTTTCATCAGGATAGTTAATCGGCCTATTAATGCTGCAGCTTTGTCCAAGTCCTCGCCGGTGTCAAAAATTGTGTCTATGCATTTGGCTAACTTAAGAGATAGACAAACGGCACCTTGGTCTGCATCGGTAATCCATTTTTGACTGTCGATAATGCAGTTCCCCAACATTTCGTAAATAGTGCCGGATGGAGTCGGACCGACTCTGGGTGGAATTGGTTTGGTCATGGCTATTTTCCTTTAATTGGTGGGTCAAATCTGACCATAAGGGAGAGAGAAAGTAAAGGAGGGGTGATGGTATGCAGCCCACGCGCCTCTACGGTGCGCCAGCCGCTCTCAGGGATCTCGCCGTAAAGGTTGATGATCCGCTCCTCAACATACTC